TAAAATATCATCTAATTGTGTTTCTGATGTATTTGAAGTTTCGGATGTGTTTGATAAATCAGAAATGTAATTATTTACATTATCAAAAAATGAATTATATGATATACTTGATGATGATTTATCACTATTATAGCTATTATCACTATTATCACTATGTAATGCTGTATTTAATACGGGATTTAATGAAACATTCATATGTTTAGGAATTCTGCTCGTTACAAAACTATTTTTGTCTGTACTATAGTATGTTATTTCTTTTGTATTATCGTAATCTATATTATCTTTATAAAGAATATCTGAATTATCTGATGTATTATCTGAAGTATCATTGGAACTTGATAGACCTAATAATTTTTTTAATTTCTTACTAGACATAATAATAATATTTATCAAGAAATTAAAAATTGATTTTTTTATTAAAAACATTTAAAATAATGAAATTAATAGATGAATTATACAAATTTTTTAAAATGAAAAATATAAATTCTTCTAAAGATACTGATAATACAAAGGAAATAACGTACTATAGTACAGACAAAAATAGTTTTGTAACGAGTAGAATTCCAAAAAATATAAAAATTGTTACAAAAAAACATAATTCTTGTACATATATTGATTATGATATAAATACTTATTATAATAATAAAGATAAACATATATCAAACAATTCGTATTTTGTACATTATCCAAATACAATTATAAATTATAAAAACAAATTACAAGAAACCGGTTTAACATTAGAAAATAATGAAAACAGAATAAAAATAAATGAAATAGACACTATAGATGAAGTAGATTCTACTGATAATGTAGATTCTACTGATAATGTAAGCTCTATAGATTCTACTGATAATGTAGGCTCTACTTATAGAATAGATTCAAGTGATACAATAGATGATTATTTATATCAATATTATGAAAATGAATGTGGTATTTCAAATGAAAAGTTTATTAAAATAGAAGAATCAAAAAGATCAGATATGTATAAATTTTACAATACGTTAAATAAAAATAACGATAATAAAACATGGTCAATATATTCTAATTTAAATTAAATTATATATATTTAATATTTTTTTATATATATAATATAATGACTAAAGAACCTGTAAATAAAAGTTTATATAAATATGTTAAGAGTTTAGCAGATAAAAAATTTTTATCAAAAACTGGTATATATAAATCCAGTTGGATTGTAAGGGAATATAAACGAAGAGGTGGTAAATATAAAGGTAAAAAACCTAGTTATAAATCACCTGGATTAAAAAGATGGTATAAAGAACGGTGGGTTGATTTAAATAGACCTATAAAAAATATAAAAGGAAAAATCGTTGGTTACAAATCTTGTGGTAGAACGAGTGTAAAATCTAGTAAAGATAAATATCCTTTATGTAGACCACTAAAAAAAATAACATCAAAAACTCCAAAAACTGTTAAATCTTTATCAAAAAGGAGTATTCTAAAAGCTAAAAAGAAAAAATCTAAACTTCAACATAAAGGTCGCGTTCAATTTGGTGGTAAAATGTTTAAATGTCAATATTGTAGTGACGACATTTTATTTGACACAAAATCAGGTTTAAAAAATCATATAAAAAAATATCACAAAGAAAATTTTCTTCTTTCAGTAATAGATAATTTTTCCTTAGATAATAATGATTATTCATTTGATATTCAAGATGGTGGCGATAATAGTTTTAAATTCATTAAAGAACATGTAAAAACATGTAAAGACAAAAGATGTTCAATTTTAGATAAAGTAGAATGTCAATTATGTGACCTTCGCCGAAGCAGAGCTTCAGCTCGGCAAGGTGATAACGATAAATGTAAAGATTCACAAGATAAATCAGAATGTGAAAAGATGTATAAACAAGTTGGAAGTGGTCCACAATATTATGGAAAACGTAGTTCTATTATGGTAAAAGTTCCAGAAAATGTAAAAAAAACTGCTTTATATGCTTTTAAATTAAAAAAACTTGGATTTCGAGGTGGTCATGAAACTGGATGGAAGAGAGCAAAACAATTAGCTACTAAAGATGAAATTCCAATTGAAGATGTCAAGTATATGAGAGCATGGTTTGCTAGACATATTTATGCAAGTTATCCTACATATAAAAAATGGAAAAATGCAGGTAGACCAAAAGACAAAGAATGGCATAATAAAAATGGTGTGATATCATGGCTTATTTGGGGAGCCGATTCTGCATTTAAATGGGTAAATTCGAAAAAAATAATAAACTTACTAAATAAACATTATCCTGGTAAGAATTATAAATCATTACTTTTAAAAAAGTAATATCAAAACAAGGCTTACGCCTGCAAATACTTTTACAAAATTATTTATATTTTATAAAATTATTTATATTATGGAGTTGTAGGCGTGACATTCGCCGAAGCAGAGCCATTTTTTAAATATACATATGTTCTGGAGGAACACTAAATTTATCATCATCATCATTTGATATACTTTCTGATAATAGAATATCAACATGTTGTTTTAAAACTTTTATTGGTAAACATTGATAATAATCATATAATTGCTTATATTTTAACCGAATTATGTTTTCATCTTTATCTGTTAATAAAAGTGTGTTAATTCTTGAAACAATAATTTCAAATTTTCGTTTAATATCTCTCATTCCTTGATCTGATTTAGATGATTCCACTATATAATTAATAGTATCTTGATCAAATAAAATTTCATCTTCACTAAATTTATATTGATCTAATACAGTATTTATTATATGAGTTTTTGCAATTTCTAATTTTTCTTCATATGTATAATTTTCTATTTTAATTTTAAATAATCTATCTGCCAAAATTTTATCTACTTTGGTTGAGTCATTGTATGTAAAAATGAATAAAACATTAGATAAATCAAATTCCAAACCTGCAAAATATTTATCATAATTATATTTATTATTAGATGTAGTATCTGTTAAATGAATTAAATTACCAATTATTTCTTTACCATGATGTGTTTCTGATACTTTGTCTAATTCATCAAATAATATAATAGGATTTGTACACTTTGTTTCTCTTAATATTTCAATTATTCTACCAGCACAACTTCCAACATATGTAAATCCGTGACCCATTAATAAAGATGAATCCGATTCTCCACCTAAATTTATAGTTCTATAAGGTCTATCTAAAGCCTCTGAAATACTTTTAACTAATGCAGTATTATGTGTTACAATAAAATTACCTAATAAATACCTATGATTATCACCTAATTCAAACCCGTAATAATCACCAACGCCTTGTGATGTTAATTTAATAGATGATAAATAATTTTGTTTAATTTTTCTTAATGACAAACTATCACCAAATACTGGAATACTCTTATTATTTTCAATAATAATTTTATTTTTATTAATATAACTAGAAATACCAAGTGAACCACATAGATATAATATATCTTGTGACAATCTTTTGTTAATTATTTCTAATTCATAATAATTTTCTAATTTATTTACCTTTCCAGACCCATCAATTAATCCTGCTAATAATGTTAAACGTTTTTCTTCAGAATTAATCTTGTATATATCCGGAATATATTTCTCTTTTAATAAATCGTATGTATGCAATGTTTTGTTAAATATATTATAATCTCTTTTAATTTTATAAGTGTTTTTACCAATATCATATAATCTTATTTTTAATAGTGATAATATTTTATTAACTTTATAATAAACTATAGGATTTTTTATTACAAAATCACAATTTATAACTTTATTACTTAACCATAACCCAATAACATAAGGATTTACAGGTGTTTCTTTATTACTAAAAATCACATTTTGTGTAAATCCCTGTAATAATTTTTGTTGTGATTTATTTAGATTTAAATAATTTTCAACAGAAATATCAACTACATTCACCTCGTTAATTAAATCAAAAAAATTTTTTGCTCGTTTATATATTTCTTGATAATCTTTATTTTTATAATTAAATGATTTTGAACATAATTTAATAGCATTATGATCAAACCATGATACTATAAAACTCCCCTTAGAATTATTATTATATAATTGTTTTTTACCATTATGTTTTAATGTAATAATATGACTTTTATTAACTATATATGACTTATTTTGAGAAATATGTTCTATTTTATATAATTCTTCTTTACCATGTGCCAAAGATAAAACCTTTCTAGGAGTTGAATCATCTCCCATTAAAAATTCGCCAATTTTAATATCCTGAACCATTTTAATTGAACCACTAAACATTAAGATAGGGGTATCGATCCCATGACATTTACCTAACCCTTTATTACCATATAATCCAATTGCAGTTGTTGTATAGTTAGGATTTTTTATCATTTGTGTAACAACATTTATAATTTGATCTTTAGGTTTTTCTAAAAACGAAAGACGTTTGTCTAAAACAGTTCTTACGTTTTTAATATATGATTTAACTCTATCCGTATTACTAATATCAAAATTATTAACAGCTGGTTGATCATATGGAATAGATAACAATATATCCATCCAAGATTTATATTTAGCATATTCACTTGTGTCATTTGATTCAAATGCTTCCATAACTTCAAGACGTTTATATGCAATAACTTTATTTTCAAATGTCATATTCGATTTTAAAATTTTTTCCTTATAATTATCAGAATACTCGAAATTACTAGATTGCTGTAATATTCTTTTTTCTATATCATGTAATTTAGGATCACTATAACCTTTAATATTAGTGTTTAAAACTTTAAGATTATTATCATAATCTGATGTGAGTAAATCTGAATTATTATAATGATATATTTTTTCTAATAATTTTTTTTTTTGTGATATATCTGTATCCATTTTTAATATATCAATTACACTTGGTGCACTGTTTTTATATTCTTTATGAATACTTTTTAACTCATCATTTAATTGCTTTATTTCCGTTTTATTATATAAATTTTTTAACATTTTTTTCTTATCGTCAATTGAGTTGCGTTCAAAAAATCCACCGTCTTTTATAGAGTCTATATAATCTATGAATTTATCATAATCATCTGAAAAAGTTGCATCGTCATTTTTTTCTGCATCTGTATTTGAATATTTAAATTTTTTAATAAAATTATTTACAGAATTTGTAATAATATTTTGTATATTTTGTTTTATATCACATTCTCGTTCTATAATTGAAGTTTCTTCTGATAATATAGTGTCTTCTGATATACTATCAGTTTCTGTTTCAATTTCAACTGTTTCAACTGTTTCAACTGTTTCAACTGTTTCAACTGTTTCAACTGTTAATTTTTTTTTATTTTTCGACATTATTATATTAGTATTATTGTTAACTAAATGAATGTTGTCACTAATATTATCATTACCACTATCATTATTATCTATATCTAATTTTCTTTTTTGATTTCGTGTGTAAACCATGTATGTACTTCTTAATTAAAATAGGAAAAAATAAATTCTATTTTTACCTTAATAATTAATAATTACGTTTTAATTTATATTATAAAATAAATAGATTATAATATAATGAATACACTTGAAATAATAGGTTACGCTCTATTTGTAATATCTGAAATTGTTGCTGTATTACCAATTCCTGCAAATGGATTTCTACATAGCTTTTTTATTGGATTAAATAATAGCATCAAAAATTCTAATAATGATATAGAAGTTGCACAACAATTAGTATCTACTCGCCCAAATACAGCTAATTTATTTAATAAAATAGCTACTGATTCTGAATTATCAAATTCAATAAAAAAAATATCAGATAACCCAGATATATTACCATATATTGAAATGTTATCTAATCATCCACAATTAAAATATATTATATCATTATTACAAAATAACCCAGATATTGTAAATGATGTAAAAGAATTAATTGAAACAAATATAACACAACATCAAATACAACGCCAAATTGTTCAACAACAAATTGTACAACAAAGACAATTAATACTACAAAATAATCCCTTTTCATTTATTGAAAACGAATTAAAAAATAAATTAAATTCACAACAAAATTTACAACAAAATTCACAACAAAATTCACAACAAGGTATCGATGAAATTATTTTACAATAGGATTTTCCATTTTACATCAGGTAATTGTTGATTTATAGCACAAGCATTTTCTTTTGATCCAGTTAATTCTATTAGAGCTTCTAAACTCATATCTATATTATTATTACAACTAGGACATTCATCCATAACTTTTAAATTAATTTGATTTTCTTTATAATATACAACAATTGATTTACCACAATAATCTTTAGAATTTTTTATTGCACACCAATATTTACTATCTGTATTATATTGAACTTCACAAGGCCCATATTTATTTCCGTCATTAAATGTCTGAACATCCGGGCATCCATCTATATCATCGTTAATTCTAAAATAAAATGTTGCCTTTCCATCTATATATTGGGTTTCATTGAAAAAATTACTTGATACATTACTTGATAAATTACTTGTTATATTACTTGTTATATTACTTGATACATTACCTATTACATCACTTGATATATCACTTGATACATTATCTATTACATTACTTGATACATTATCTATTACATTACTTGTTACATTATCTATTACATTACTTGTTACATTATCTATTACATTACTTGTTGCATTATCTATTACATTATCTATTACATTACTTGTTACATTATCTATTACATTACTTGATACATTACTTGATACATTACTTGATACATTACTTGATACATCACTTGATACATTACTTTTATATTTAAAAAAATTTAACACTGGGCATTTTGATAATACTGGTAAAATTAGATTTAATGCGAATAACGTCTTCATTTTATATAAATAGAATATAATTATATAAAAAATAAAACGTAACTATATTAATTTGTAATACTTTTGATATTTAGTGTTTCTAATTTTTGTATTGATTTATTGTCTCCGTAATAAAATTGTAAAGCCTGCGAAAATGGATTTTTTACAACAGTCCATACTGATTCAACAAATGATATATGATTATCCATATTATTAGTACTTTTTGTAATAAAATCTACTTGTATTTTAATTGTGGAAATTTCAGATTTTAGATTTTTTAATTCAGTAAGAATTTCTTTTATTAATTCGGTGTCAGACATTTGTGTATCAGTTATTTGTATTTATAATATAAAAAAATAATACTAATAATAAGAATAAGAATTATAATAAAATCTCTTGTTGTTAAAGATGATGTAATTGGAAATAAATCTGTTAATCTGGAATCTAATAAATGACTTAATTTTACAGCATTAGTAACAGCTGATTCTAAAGATGTAAATTTATATAGACTTTTATTATTATGTGTTCCTACATTATATAAATTTGATATAGTTTTACTAGAAAATTCTAAATTAAAATCTTTACTAACATTTGATATATACGCTGTATCTATTGAAGTCCATTTTTGTGCATCTTTATCATAATAAACACCAGGTGATAATAAACTAACAGTTGGTAAAGGTAAATTGGGAAATGAGCTTTTTAATTGATTAAATGTTTCGTTTATAATTTCATTTGTATCAACACATTGATTTGCAGTTTTGTTAATTGTATTACTACGTTTATCTGTTATAGTAATAGCTGCACTTATAACAGTTTTAGAAGCGGCTTCATTAAATGTCATATAATCTGATAAAACAATGAAAGCAATACCCCATGATGTTTTGGGAAACCCATATACTCTAGGTAATTTTAATTCTGTATTCCAATGAAATGTTATTGATATATAATCAATATAAGCAGTTTGATCTGCCCATGATTTTAATTGTTCAAAATCACCAAAACTATTTTTTATTATATCATTTTGAGATTTTTCTAATAATTCAACTATATTTCTAGGAGGTGTTGCAATAATTATTTTATCACAATTAATGATTTCATTATTTACAATAATTGATTCTATTCTACTATCCGTTTTATTTTGTATTAATTTTGTAACTTTTGAGTTTAATAAAAATTTAACATTATGTTGTAATAAATATTTTTTCCAAATGGAAAATATACCAACATCATTTGGAAATTTAGGTTGATAAAGTTTATGAAAAATTTGTTGATTAAATAATTGTAAAAATTCATTAACTGTATACTTATCAATTCCTGCTCCATCAGTTAATCTACATATTCTATCAATTAAACTGATTGAGTTTTCCGAAAAATTATTTGAAAATAAAAAATTTTTCATTGTTACATTATTAGCGTAATTGTCATTAAATAACAATTTTATATATTCTATTATAAAAATAAATATTTCTTTGTAAGTAAGAGTACTCCATATTGTTTCTCCTCCTATTTGCGCTATTTGAAAATTATATGGTGTAAAAAAATCATAAAAATCAAGATCTATATCTTTTAATAAATTTATAAATACCTTATATGTATCGCTATAAATTCTTGGACCATGTTCAGTGAATAAATATTCATTTAATTGACTGTTGTAAACTCTTCTTACTCTATGACAACCACCTACATCATTTTCTTTGTCTATTATAAGAATATTGTTATTAATTTTAGAATAACACTGAGCCAAAGCTAAACCAGCAGGGCCAGCTCCAATTATAACAACATCATATTTTATATTCATATATTAATAATATATTAAAAAAAATGTATATTAAAAAAATGAAAATTAATTAGATATTTATTGTTATAATGGATTTTATTAAAAGTCAATCGAAAAAATTTAATAATTTAGTATTGAAATATTTTATTACAAACTATAAATTACAAAAAACAAATTATATAAAATATTTAGAAAGCGATACAAAAAATGTTATTTTTATAAAAGATAACTTTATGATTATTTCAAATTCTATAATAAATTATCATTATAAAACCAATTTAGATGAAAATAAATATAGTTTAGTATGTATATTATATAAAAATTTATATTATAGAGAAAAAGATGATAAACAAAATGGTTATAAACAAAATGGTTATAAACAAAATGGTTATAAACAAAATATATGTTATTTAGATTATTATCATAAAAATAAAATAAATTATGCATGGTCTAAATTTTCAAAAAATATTAATTTAGATCAAAATACAATTGTTATTAGTAGAAAATATTATAATAAACAAAATCCATTTAAGAGATATTTTAATTGTTTTGAATTATTGTGTTTTCAACCTACAATGACTGATATTAAAAAAAGACTAGTAAAAAATAATAGTAAACAACAACAAGAAGAAGAAATATATACAAAAAATTTAAGAAGAAAATTTTTATATAATTTAAAATCTCATATTACTGATATAAATATAAATTCTATGTATTTGAAAACTATTATAAATAAGAGTTTATTTTTAGATATTGAATATATAAATGATATATATGATGATTTTACAAAATTTCCTATATCCCAAGATAAGTCATTGTTGTGTATGATAGGAATGTTTTATCTTAAAAATGATACAATGAATTACGATAACTTAGTCGTCAAAAGACTAAATAATACTAATGAATATTATATTTTAAAGACTTTTCTAGATAAAATTTCTAATAAAAAAGATTTAATAATATTTCATTGGAGTAATGCTGATAAATTAATATTGGAAAAGTCTTTAATAAAATACACTGATTTATGGGAAATTTACTCTAAAAATAAAATTATATACATCGATTTATTACAAGTTGTTAAAAATACAATACAGTTAAAGTCATATTCTCTTAAATATGTATCAAAAGTTTTATTAAAATATACATATGAAACAGAATGTAAAAATGGCTTGGATGCAATGTGTTCAATAATATTAAATGACAATGAGTTAAATAAAAATAAGATTAGAAGAAGATATAAAAGTTTAAATAATTTCAAGAATATGCATGATATTATACAATATAATAAAATAGATACTCGATTATTATATGTAATATTACAATATTTTATAGGTCATCAATAATTACTTTGTTAATTTTTTTTCTTGGTTGTCTTTTTGCTTTTGGTTTAGGTTGTTCTACAACAATTTCATTATTACTAACATTATTATCTATTGGAATAGATTGTAATAATTTTTTTATTTCACTATCACTTGGGACGTCTTGAATATTTTCAGTTGGTAAATATTCACTTGGGACGTCTTGAATATTTTCAGTTGGTAAATATTCACTTGGGACGTCTTGAATATTTTCAGTTGGTAAATATTCACTTGGGACGTCTTGAATCGGTTCTTCTAAATTTTCAGATTCGTTATCTTGTACAACTTCTTCATCAAAATCTTCAGATTCGTTATCTTGTACAACTTCTTCATCAAAATCTTCATCAAAATCTTCAGTTAATTCATCGTCTGAAATGCTTAAATGTTCTTGGATTTTATTATTATTTTCAATCAAAAATGATTCTTCAAAGTTCATATTATTTAATTTTTGTATGTTTTCATTATTAAAATGATAAAAAGTCGATAATAATAAGTCAATTCCAATTATAAAAATTATGAATTTATTAAATATAAATAAAAAATCATTATTATAATATAATAAATATAAATAAATAGATGAATATATTATTAAACCTACGGCGATAGAATACGTTGATATATTATCAGAACTACACAATTTAGATTTATGTAACAAATATTGTGATATTATAAACATTTTATTAATTTAAAGAAATAAATAAAATGCAATATATAAACGTGTAATAACTAGTGATAATTAATACAATGATGATATACTTTACAGATATGTTGAAGAATAGTTGCTTTATCTCTATTTTTATTATAATCAGAAACTATTTTTCCATTTTGATCAAAGAATTTAATAGTAGGAAATCCTTGTACATTTAAACTATCTGATAATTTTGTATTTTTTTTAAGTTCTACGTCTTCTAATGATACTAATGGGAAATCAGATCCCAATTGTTGTTGTAATTCATTAAAAGTACTTTTAAATTTAACACAATGTCCACACCAATTCGCGTAAACAAATAACATACCAGGATTTTTTTTAGTAATATTTGTATTTATATAAACTCCATCTGAATTTGATATAAAGTCATTCGATCCTAATTTTATTCCTCTTAATTCCATTTATATATATATAATAAAATAAAAATTCAATAAAAAATAAAATAATTATTTTTTTTTTCATGATTAAAAGTAACAATGTTTGAAAATGAATTAAACACTAATACAAATAATACTGATACAACTAATGAGAGTATTAATAATAGTACTAATATAAAACAAAAAACTTTAATAGATTTTTCTAAATCTGAATTTAACCTAAATGAAAAACGTATTGTTAAAAAAGAAGTTGAATTGATTAAAGAAAAGTATCCAAAATATATTCCAATATTAATTAGATCTACTAAAATAAAATTCACTCAGCATAAATATTTAGTAAATGAAGAAGTTACTGTATCTCAATTTATGACAATTATTAAAAAAAAAATTTTATTAAAAGCATACGAAGCAATTTATTTATTTATAAATAATACAATTCCACAAGGATCATCTCAATTAAATAGTTTATATAGATTACATAAAGATTCAGAAACAGATATGTTAATTATAACAGTATGTAAAGAAAATACATTTGGTTAAATGTATTTTTACATTTGGTTAAATATACATTAAAAAAAATTGAATATAACATTGAATATAACATTATATATACTTTATTTAATGTTAGATTCAAAAACAATAGACGATTCGTTATTTAATTTGGCAAAATCTGGAAGAGCTGTAAAATTATTATATAATAAAGAACCTGTGCAAATTTGTACATCTACGTTATATTCACCTTTTGGAGTAAAACCAATTATAAAAGAATGGAGTAATTTTACAGAATATAATTTAGATTGTTCATTGAATCAATCTAATAGCGAAAATTCCGTTTTATTTAGAGAAACAATAGAACGTATAGATCAAATTATACAGGATTTAGTTAAAGATAATTTAAATTTATTTAATGTAAAAGATAACAATTTCGTATATAACAACATTTTAAGACAAAATGGAAATTATCCAAAATTAGTAAAATTTAATTTACCGAGAGATAAAAATGGTAATTTTGAAAGTTTTATTTTTGATATTAAAAAAGATAAAGTTCCAATAACTGAAAATAATATTGAAGATATATTATGTAAAGGAAAAATATTTAAATCTATTATAGAATGTGTAAAAATATGGTGTTATAACGGAAAGGTAGGAAGTATTTGGAAAATAGTACAATTAAAATTTTCGGAAAAAGAACAAGAACAAGAAGATATTCTTAAAAATAAAACCATTAATGATAAAAATAATATATATACTCAATTAATGATAAATGATGATTAAATATTACTTTTAAAAAAGTAATATCAAAACAGGGCTCATGCCTGCAAACAAGAAATACTATATAATTGTAATAATTTACTTGCAGGCGTGAGCCCTGTTTTGATATTATTATAATGTTATATGTACATATAATTATGTGAAATTTTACAAATATTTATTTGATTTTGGATTTTATTAAAAAGATTTTTGAATAAATCATCTGTTATAATTAAATCTGTATTAATGTCTGTAATAATAGTTTCAGGATACAATAAGATAGTTTTATTAAGTTCTAGAATAATTTTTTCTATTATTCTATAATATTCTCGTATACCACTTGTTATTGATTTATCAAACGAACTTTTACAATAATTAATGATAAATTGAATGTTATCTTTTCCAAATATTATTTTATTTTTAATTCCTATATTTTTTATAATTTCTGGTATACAATGTTTTTCAATAATAGTAATAATATCATTATCTGAAGGGCATTCTATATTTATAATATTAAGACGATCTAATAAAATTTTATCAATTTTATTTATATCATTAAATGTGAATACGTAAAAAATTTTAGATAAATCAAAATGCATACCATAGAAATAATGATCAGTGAAAGTTGTATTTTGTGTTGGATCAGTAAGATAACACAAAAATGAAAAGATATCTTTTCCATTATCTGTTTCGCTAACTTTATCTAATTCGTCAAAATATAAAATCGGATTGGAAATTTTAGAATCTATTACATTTTGTAATATTTTACCAGGTCCACTTTCAACATATACATATCCGTGACCTAAAAAAAAAGAAGAATCTTTAATTCCACCTAAAGAAATACTTTTCATAGGAAGTTCAAGTATTTCCGATAAAATTTTTATAAATTTACTTTTTCCAACACCAGCTGGACCATATAATGCAATATTATTTCTATTACTATGTGGATTTGTAATAAATTTACAAACAACATTAATAATTTCGTTTTTAACACTATCCATACCGTACATTTCATTATCTAAACGAATTTTTAATAATTCTATAAAGTTTAGAATACCAATCTTTTCAATCTTATCATTGACATTATAAAAACTGTTCCATGGATACGACAATCCTGCATCAACAAATAATTGGTTTTTATAATATTCTGTACTATTAGAATCTGTTCTTTTCATATTATTATAATGTTTAAAAATAACTGTTTTATTTGTATCCGATGTTTCTAAATTTAATATTTTTTCTTTAATATTATCCTCTAATAATTTTTTATTAACTAATTTGTTGACATGAATTATTTTTGGAGGATCGTCTATTATTTTTGTAGATTTATTATTAATATGTACTATATTGATATGTTTTTTACAAAAAGATGCTTTCGAATCATCATACAATTGATTGCATATAGTATCTTTTAATTTACCTTTTTTAAAAATATACGTACAATATTTCATAGTTAATATTATACAATAATTATTATTTTCCGAATTTAATAGAAATTAACATTTTATTTATATTTAACAATACTTATTTGCTTCAGATAAAACAATCGCTATAGCTTGTTTTGGATTTGTTACAGGTTTTTTATTTCTCATTTTAAGTTTTCCATTTTTAAATTCACCCATAACAATAGAAATTTTTTTTCTTCTACACTCTTTTTGTTTTATATTATTTTTAGAACCGACATTTGATCTCCTTTTTGTTTTAGTTTTTGAACGGATATTTGATCTCTTTTTTGTTTTAGTTTTTGAACGGATATTTGATCTCTTTTTTGTTTTAGTTTTTGGACGGATATTTGATCGTTTTTTTGTTTTAGTTTTTGAACGGATATTTGATCGTTTTTTTGATAGTATTTTAGATTGAGATTTTGTTTTTGATTTTTTCATTATAATAAATAAATAAATAAAATATAATGTAAAAAATTGAAAAAAAAATTATATTTATATAATAAATATGCAACTATTTAAGGCAATAGAAAATATGTACAAGGTTTATTTAAATAATTTATATAATTATGTATTTAATTATTTATACAATAAAGTTTCTCTTATTTCTGAAGATGATGAAATAAAAACACGTATGAGTAAATATATAGATATAAACAATAAAAAATGTCATCCTTATAAACCATTTGTTGTAAGTTTAAAATCTAGACAAATCTTATCTTATTTTAATAATTTAACAAATATAGATGATAAATTAAAATTTATAGATAACTTTAATGAAATAATGATTGAAGTTTCAAAAAAATTATATATGCAATATGATCCTCGTATGATTTATACTTTTCATGATGAAATTCATTTGGTATTTTTTTATAATGGAAATGGAAATTATATGTATTCAGGTGATATAAATAAAATTATTACTACACTTGTTAGTTACACTAGTATTGAACTAACAAAAATTTTAACTAAACGATCTATAGATTTAGATTTTATTTATAAAGGTCAATTTGTAGAATTCGATGAAGATTATGAAATTTTAAATTATATTATATGGAGACAATTAGATTGTAAACGAAATATAATTACACTTTTATATAAATGTATAAATTTAGAGAATTTTTTGAATAATAAAGATAAAACTAATTGTTTAAAATTAAACACAATGGAAAAACATGTTTCTGAATTTTTGAAAAATAAATTTAAAAGATATTATACAGGTAATATTTTAAAGAAAACTATATATTATACTAATAAGACTAATCCTAAAATTGTATTGAATAAAAAAGATGATGATTATAACAATTTAACTATACGTAAAAAAATAGATGTTGAAAATTTTTATTTTTCAGATAATTTTAAAGAAAATTTCAATATATATATAAAAAATAAAATTATGTAATAATAATATACAATGATATTATCTAAAAAAAGTGTAACCACAGTTTTAATTGAAGCGGTTGTTGTTGGTATTTGTTTAATATTATTTGGAAATTTAATAGAATATTTTAAAAATTATATCCCAAATATTTCTGGAATGAAAGATAAAATAGAAATTTACTTTATAGCAGGATTCGTATTCCATATTGTCTTTGAATGGACAGGTATTAATTTATGGTACGCAAAAGAATACTGTAAAATTGCTTAATTAAAAAATAATATTTTTATAAAACATAATTAATTTTATAAAAGTACACGTTTTTGTTATTACTTTTTTTTAAAAAGTAATATATATATGGAGGTTATTGATATAAATGGTAAGTTATACGATCCTTATTTTATTTTAGGTGTAACAAAGGATGATAGTAGTGATCATATTACACGATCATTTAGAAAACTGGTAAAAAAATATCATCCTGATAAATATACAGATAAAACTGATAAGCAAAAATACGAATCGTATTTTAAAATATTAGTAGCATCTTTTGAATATATAAAGGAAAAAAGAAGTGGTAAAAAATCAATTCATTTAATTGATAAATCAAAATACAAACATGAAGTAAAACCAAAAGATTGTAATATAGATAGCTTTAATAAAGATTTTGATAATATTAAACGAGATCCAAATGATTATGGGTATGGTGAAAATTATACTAGATTAAAAAATACAGAAGAATATGATAGTTTAAAAGTAGATTTAGTAAATTTGTTTGGTAAAAAGAAATTTTCAAATAAACAATTTAATAAAATATTCGAATGGAATAAACATAAAAATTTAGAAAATGACCCCACTAATAATGCAAATCAATTAATACATAGAACTACTGATGGTTTTAGCTGTTATAACTCAACGATAATTGACAATAGTTGTTCATTAGTAAGTTCTTATAATGGATTAATGATAGCTGGTGATGATTTAGGTGAACGAGGTGTAGGTTATTGGGGGAATAATTATAGTGATTATTCTATTGTTCATAAAGGTATTAAAAATCCAGCAAAAAAACCTAGAATACCTAAGAATTTTACAATAAATAACAAAAATCAAAAAAGTGATGAAAAAGACATAAATGTATACGATGAAGATAAGCACGGATTAGATAAAAAACAATATAACGATTTACTTGAAAAAGAACGATTAGATAAAGAAGTAGTATTAAAATATATGCATAAATATCAAAAAGATATTTCTGATAAAGCTTTAAATGATGAATTAGATAAATCACAAAGTTACATTGATGTTTTACAAAAAAACATTAATTTTTAATATGTTTTCCAGAAGCCAATGCTATTTGTGCGATATGTTCAAGACGCTCCGCATGTTCGTATGCACTCCATGCATCTTTACCAATTGCTATAATACCATGTCTATCAAGACCAATTATATCAAAATCTACTTCACCAGTCGTTTCATTTAAATTTAATGCTCGAATCGCTGCTAAGCCTAATTCAACTGATACAGGTTCAATAATTGGTACAGTTGGTCCAACTCGCGTATATCTGTTAATTTCTGGAAACTCCTTAGCTATATGTTGAAGATCTAACCCAGCATACATAGCAGCTACTATATAAGTTGGGTGTAAATGTAAGACAATTCTATTTTCTGGAAGTATTCTTTGTAATAAACTGTGTAATGGTAATTCACCACTCGGTTCTAATCCTATTAATTTTTTCTGATATTCATCATCTACTCTTATTAAATTATCCCAAGGACTAACAGATGTTTTATAATCGTCTATAAACTTAAGTTTAAAAATAAGTTCTGCATTAAGATGTTGTTTTCTAACACCACTTGGTGTAATATATAAATATTCGTCATCTTTTCTTTTAAATGAACAGTTGCCATCTCTAGTAGAGATCCAATTACGGTCATATGCAGCTTTTAAAACATCACAGATTGTATCTAACATATATGTTTATTAAAATATATTTTTGAATTAAATCTAAATAAATAAACGAATTAAAATTGAAAATAAAAATTATATATATAATTAATATGGATGATGATGATGACTTAGAAAATTTAATTGACATTTTAATTAATAATCAACCATTAACTTCATCAAGAATTGGAGAATTCAGTGAAGCCATAAGAATTAACCAACAAATAACTAATAATATTTATAATATAAGAAGGTATTTAGAAAGAGGTGATTTAGAAAATTATAATAATACAATATTTAATACAATGTTTAATAATATATTTAATTTTAATAATGAAATTACACAAAATAATGAATTACTCAACGATAATGAATTAATTGAAGAGAATGAATTACTCAACGATAATGAAAGAACTTATAATGAATTAATTGAAGAGAATGAATTACTCAACGATAATGAAAGGACTTATACTGAATTAATCGACGATGAAAGAATAGACGATGAAAGAATAGATGATGAAAGAATTGATGATAATAGATTAAATTACAATGAAATTTATAATAATAGTAATATTGATTATAATAATGTAGTTAACACAATTTATAATGGTAATTACAATATAAATAATAATAGTGAAATTGATTATATAAACAGGTTATTTAATATTGATTTTTCAACAGATTCAACAATTTTAAATAGAATAATGCAAATATTTTTAGAAAGTACAAATAATATAACTAATATAAATATAAATGAAAATGTATTTGAGGATGTAAAGGTAACATTAACTAAAGAACAATTTAAAAAATTAGATAGTAAAACAATATTAGAAGAAAATACTGATAATAAAGAATGTAATATATGTATGGATGAATATAAAATAAATGATAAAATTGTAACGTTAGATTGTAAACATATTTTTCATAGACGTTGTATAAAACATTGGTTATTATTGGAAAAAGTAACATGTCCAGTATGTAGAAAAGATGTAAGAGAACAACTCATTAAATGAATTTAAAACTAAATATATATTATATGTTATAATGACAATAATTATTAATTCTGAAGTACTATCTGAACTAATAAATTCAGAACAATTGAAAATTGTTAAAAAAAGACAGCAACATTCTGATAATTTTAATTATTATTTTAGTCCATCTATAGGATTAAATTTATGGAAACCTAAAGTTATGATTATAAATCCAAAGTTTATAGTATTAGAATTTAATAAAATTGAACATATGAGTTTGTTGATATTATTAAGAGATATAAATAAAAAATTACAAAAATTAGTTAAAAATAAAAATAGTGAGTTATTTAATACAGATATTTATAATATAATGTCAGAAATAGACAACGATAAATTTACAATTAGATGTTATTTACCAAACTTTAAAGGAAAACATTTAATTAAATGTTATGTAGATAAAAATGAAGAAATGTTTAAATTACCTCGTGTGAATACAGTTATTGATAATTGTATAATAGAAATAAGAAATATATGGAAGACTAATGATAAATCTGGTTTTAATATAGAATTAAAAAGCACAAGTTACTTTTTTAAAAGTAACGAGTGAGCCTAGTTTTGATGTTACTTTTTTAAAAGTAACGAGTGAGCCCTGTTTTGATGTAACTTTTTAAAAAGTTACTAATAAAAATTGATTTTAACTTTTCATTTAATAGTTAAATTAAATGAAAATAAATGATATAAATTCTAAATTAGATAATTGTATAGAAAAACTTGTAAAATTGGCATCTAATTCTCCTATTCAATATAAACATGGAGCTTGTTTATTAAAAGGTAATAAGACATATTCATTTGGATTTAATAGATATATTAAAGAAATTTTTTTAAATAATCAAATGGTAAAATTTACAGTACATGCAGAATTAGATGCTCTTTATAAACTTGGAAATAAAAATATAAAAGGTATGGATATATTAATTATTAGAATAGGCAAAATGAATAATAATTTAAAAAATTCTAGACCATGTAACAATTGTATAGAAAAAATGGCTCAACGTGGTATTAGAAAAGTATATTATAGTAATCACAATGGGGAAATAGTTTGTGATTTTATAGATTCAATGTCAAGAATACATAATAGTTCAGGATTTAATATAAGAAATAAATTAATATATTATAATAAATGTTTATAAAATATTGTTCTTTCTGATTTTATAGGTGACCTTCGCCGAAGCAGAGATTCAGCTCGACTAGGTGACCTTCGCCGAAGCAGAGCTTCAGCTTGGCTAGGTGACCTTTTCTTTAACTCTTTATTTAATTTATATGATGATTTTGATAATAAGTTTTTAGTTTTTGAAGATGACATTTTAGATGACATTTTAGATGACATTTTAGATGATTTACTTTTATTTTTATTATATTCTTCGTCTTCTGTTTCTCCGTCTTCCGATTCTTCGTCTTCTGTTTCTCCGTCTTCGGATTCTTCGTCTTCTGATTCTTCGTCTTCTGATTCTTCGTCTTCGTTATCATCAGAATCAGATTTTGATTTAACTTGGAAAATGCTATTTGTAGAGTCTGAACTAAAGATACTTGATTTATCTGAATATCCACCAGATTGTAATGAAGTATCATCTGAAAAATTAATAAGATTATTTTCTGGAAATTTAAGAAATCCTAATGTGTCTAATAAACTTGGACAATATTCTTGATCATCGTTTTCATCAGATTTTGAAATGACATTTTCATCTGAATTATTTTTAGATTTTGTTAAAGAATTTTGTGATGTATTATCTTTTGTAAAAGACATTTTTTTATAATATATAAATAAATAAAAATTGTATAGTAAACTTGAATTAAAAAAAATTTTTTTAAAAAAATTTTTCAAGAAATTGAAAACAAAAAAATAATGAATAATATTATTCATTATTATTTTATTAAATGGAAATCAGTGAAATAATAAAAAAGGACGAAGTTGTAAAAAGAAAAAAAGGTAGACCAAGAAAGGAAATAAATAAAGATGTGGAACAAAAATTTCCTGAAGAGAAGAAAAAACGTGGAAGAAAAAAAAAAGAAGTTGTTATGGAAGAAATTAAACAGAAAAAGAAAAGAGGACGTAAAGCTGCAGTAAAATATTTTAGTTCATCTATTAGAAAAAAAATTCCATTAACTACAGTTTTACAAGACAATAATAATTTTATTTTACATTTAGATGTAAATGAAGACGAATCTGAAGAAGAAACTAATTGCATTAATGGTATAGAAGATATGGATATAAATATTGGTACTATAGATGAAACGGATACACATAATGATACTATTATAAATTCTGTTTTTTCAGAATTAGAAAATGAAAATAGAGATATAATAGATAAATTTCAAAATGAATATAATGAATTGCTTGAAGAGAAAAATTCTATATTAGGTAATTTAAATGACGAAGATGATTTACAAAATTTAAGTGAATTATATGAAGAAAGAGTTAAATTTAGAGAAAGAGATGATAATATTATAGTAAGTAAATTAGAAGAAACAATGAAAGAACCTAAAAATGAAGAACAAATTACTGAAAATACAATTGAAAACAATAGAAAAAAAGGATATTTTGAAATATTATCAAAACTTATCTATAATAAAAATTGGATTTATAATACTGATGTACATTGTTGGTGGTGTTGTCATCAATTTGATACTGTACCAATTGGTTTACCAGATAGTTATAATTATGAGAGTAATAAGTTTCGTGTAAAAGGTATATTTTGTAGTTTTTCATGTGTTTTAGCATATAAAAAAGATAAAAATATATATAATGTAGATTATTTAATTAAAGCTTTATATTGTAAATTAACGAAAACATTATTACATGATTCAGAATTAAAAGCTGCTCCACCACGATGTAGTTTAAAAATATTTGGTGGAGAATTAAATATAGATGAATTTAGAAATTCAACTCTGGAAAAAAAAATATATAAAATGATTGATTATCCAATGTTTATAAGTAGAGATTTTATAGAAGAAATAGACATAAAAAATGTAAAGGCTGTAAATAAAAATATATTTCAAGAAAAAACTATATATAATTTAGATGATAAAAGAGTAGAAGATGCAAGAACAAGATTATTAAATATAGAAAGATCAACTGTTACATTAGGTAATACAATTGATAAATTTATTAAATTTGCTTAATAAAAAATTGAAATAAAATTAAATAAAATAACTTATACAATTATTAGAATGTATAAGATTAACGTGTCAGAAGTATTGAATTTTGTAAAAGATAAAAGTTATAGTGATATAGTAAAACAATGTGAAGAAAATGGATTGTGTGTAAAATATAGTAATGATGAAAGATTAAAAGATTTGTTTTTATTAGCTAATAAAAATGACAATGACAATGACCACGAAAATGTAGTTAAAAAAACCCTTGTAAATTATCAAGCAAATGGTATTATTTTTGAAAAAGATACAAATAAAGTTGTAGCTATGTGTCAAAATAAATTAATAACTCATAATAATACAAGTGACATTTTACAAAATGTTGAAGTAAAAAGAGTTGAATATTGCGAAGATGGTACAATGATAAGATTGTATAATTACAATGGTATATGGTATACAAGTACAACAAGATGTATAGATGCTAGAAAAAGTTATTGGACAAGTACAAAAAATTTTGACGAGTTGTTTTGGGATGTTTTCGATAAAGAATTGTTAAGTACATTAGATAAGGATTATACATATGTATTTGTATTATTACATAAGGAAAATAGAATAGTAGTTAGACATAAAATTAATATGTTAGTTTATATTTCTAGAATTAATAATGAAACATACGTTGAAGAATACACTCAACAATTCAATAATGTTTATGGTATTAGACGTCCTAAAAAAATTGATACAAATGAATTAAGTAATCAAGACGAAATTGATATTACGGAAAGGTTGTATCATCCATTTAAAAGAGGTATTTTAATAAAAACTTTAAATACTGTCACTAATCAATCAGTAAATTATAAAATTGATTATATAAATTATATAAATATAAAAATGATTCGTGGAAATGTTCCAGAAATTAGAATGAGATATTTAGAATTACTAAATGATCCTGAACGTTTACAAATATTTGAACAACATTATAATGAATATAAATTTATGTTTAGAATTATAAAAGGTGAAGTATTAAAATTAATAAAATCAATTTATAGATTATATGTAGATTCACATATTAAACATATAACAAAAGTAGATGATACTCATATATATTATAAAACTTTAAGACAATTACATGCACAATATAAAATTAAAAATGTACCTATTTCATTTGATGAAGTACAAAAAAAAATATATACTATGGATAAAAAAATTATTAAAAAATTATTAATATGGCAAGAATTAAATCAAAAAACATTTAATAAAAGCACATTAACAGAAAATACATTAACAGAAAATACATTAACAGAAAATACATTAACAGAAAATACATTAACAGAAAATACATTAACAGAAAATACATTAACAGAAAATACATAAATACATAAATACATAAATTATATATAGTAGTTTTGATATTATATTTAATGTAATTTATAAAATTTTATTTCTTTTTAAATTGTAATATATTATGAGTGATTTAACATTTAACATTGCCATTGATTGGATTAACAGCATTAGTTGGTTATTTTTTTAATAAAGATGGTAAAAATCCTAGACAACAAGAAACAAAGAGAAGATCAGTAGAACCATTTGATAAACCAAATGGTAGTAGTATATATGAATCAAATGTTGTTGAAGAAGCTAATAACGAAATATTAACAAGATCTCTTGAAAATTATCGTCTTGCTGAAACACCATCTGAAACAGGATTTATTCCTCCATTATTTAATACATATGGTGCAGTAGGAAACGAAACAATTATGTCCGCTAAATTAAATACATCTCCTGAAATAACTGGATTAGATTCAAAAAGCTTAGGTGAGTTAAATGATTTAAATCGTTTAGGAAAACAATCAAAAATCGATAATATAGAAAGTCAACCAATGTTTAAAACTGGTAATTTAATTGAAACTAAGGCGTATTCAGATGTAGAGGCTAATGTAGAAACTAATAATTTAACTGGATTACCATATGATGTTTCTCATATGAATATGATTCCATTTTTTGGAGGTAGTATTAAACAAAATATAGAAACTTTTTCCAATGAATCCTTATTAGAAAATAGAAGTGGTAAGAGTTCTACATTTAAACATAAACAAGAAATACATAGTTTATATGATAAAACACCTGAAAACATTTATGGAAATCCAGCTTTTACTACTCAAGTAAACACAGATAGATATATTCCATCATTGTATAGACAAAATGAACGCCCAGTTGAACAACAATATATTGCAGCACCTATTTCTGGAACAGTAGAAAATCCATTAAATCCAAAATTAGGATCTAAAACAGTTGATGAATTAAGAGTTTTAAATAATCCTAAAGAAACATATAAGGGCAGAACAATAGCTGGTCAATTAGGTATTGTAAGAGGTGTAGAAGGTGAAGTAGTAAAAAGACGACCAGATACTTATTATGAACAAGAAACACCAGATAAATTATTTAGAGGACCCGGTGCACATTTAGAAACAACTATGGACAAAGATTACACAACAAATTTTAAAGGGTCATCTAGACAAGATTATAATATGGAATATTATGGAGGAGCGAATAATAGTCAATTAATTAAAACAAAACAAAGATTAGGTAATATTGACAATAGTTCAGAATTATCATTATCATTATTTCAAAATCCTAAAAGACAAAATTTTGAAGCAGATTATATTAGAAATGTTAGTGGAAATATAACTGATAAAAAAGTTGATGATTATGGTAAATCAGGATTAACAATTTACGAATCTGAACGTACAACTACGGAAGAACAAACACATTTATTAAATGCTCAAAGAAAAGAATTTGGTGTTTCTATTGGTCCTCAGGACGAATTTAAAACAACTTTAAAACAAAATACAATGTTATATGATAACTTTGGGAATGTAAAAACTACATTTGATACTGGAAAATCATCTGCATATGAAAGTGGAATTGCAGGTGTAGATGCAAAAGTAACTCAAAAACAATCTTTAATAGATAATAAATATTTAGGTAATATTGAAAAGGAACGAGGTATGGGATATATAGTAACAAAATATGATGCAAGAACTACTGGAAAAGAAATGTTAACAAAAGACAGTGAGTTAAAAGATCAAAAAAGCGGACCGCAATTTTTCCAAACTGCTTCTGGAAAAGTATCACAAGCAGATCTCAAATCTACACAAAATATGTTATTCAAAGAACGAGAAGACAGAAGACCAAAAATGAATGTAAATATTAATCCAGTTATACCCAGTAAAGAATTACTTGGATCAGTAATTCAATTCCGTAACGATGATGAAACGGTAGATAAAGTGTCATCCCAACGTTTAGATCCAACTATATTAAACCAATTAAATGACAATCCATTTATTATTAAAAAATAAAGTAACTTTTAAAAAAGTTACATCAAAACCATTACTTTTAAAAAAGTAATATCAAAACAGGGCTCACCTTACCGAGCCGAAGCTCGGCTTCGGTGAAGGTCACGCCTGCAACTAAAATTATTACCATTTGTAGTAGTAGTTCTTGCAGGCGCGAGCCTTTTTTGATATTACTTTTTTTTAAAAAGTAATGTTTTAATTTAAAATTAATTGAAATATATTTTATATTTTTATATAAAATATATTGTAAATGACAAAACCTATAAAATTTGTCCAATTCGATTTAACTATTAATAAAATATTTTATACGTATTCAAATACAGAATATTGTAGATTACCAATAGATTCTATACTATTAAAAAAAAATTCTAATCAAATGTCTGAAGCGGAATGGTCACAACATAGAATCGATTTATTAAATTATAAATATTCCGAAATGATTGTTCATAAAGACAATGTTACATCAATTTTTCTTAGAAAAATTGTTTAACATCAAAACGTTTCTAAGAAGTAATGGGTTTTAATATTTCAAAACTTTTATCATAACCCATATCATTTAATTCTTTATTAATTAATTCTAATAAATATTGATCTGTATAGATTGTTGTTAATATTATATAAGGTGGTAGTACATCATTTAATTTAATTTCACTATATTTAATTCCAGGTTCTAATATAGCCAATTGTAAATTTTCAAATACATTTTGTATACAAAACTCTTTATCTATAAATAAATAATAAATTCCAACCATTTATTATTTAAAATATATTATTTTTAAATTAAATTATTCAATAAAAATTTGTGGGTTTTCGTAATTTTCATTAATGTAATCGTTAATTACTTGTTTATTATTTAATTGTGTTTTTAAATTAGACAACTCCGTTTCTATTTCTTTAATATTCTGTTCTACACGTTTATATGCAGAAGGAGCAGACTCTTTTATAATTGAATTTTTAAAAGATATCATTTCTTCTAATTCTTGTTCTAAATTCTTGATTTTATTTAAAACTAAATTAATATTAATATCATTTTGATCATCTGTAGTCGTTTCATTTGATTGTAAATTAAAATCATCAAGTAATTGAGCTCTTATTTCTTCTACTGATATTTCTGTTTCTTTATTTTCAACTGTAAGACTTTCCAAATTATTATCTATTGCGTTTTTTAATTCGTTTTGTGCAATTTTACGATCTTCTTCCGAATAAGATTCAAATTTAGCTTTTGATGATTGTAAATCTCTTTTAAAATTTTCTAAATTATCTTGGATTTCTAATATAGTCTTTTCATAATTTTGAATTCTTTGTAAAACTGCAATAGGATGCTCTGGTTTATTTGATAATTCTTCTTGGTTTTTACCTTCTTTAATAGCTTCCTGAATCATATCAGATTTTCTTTTATGCCAAAAATCATTAGCAGTTTCTCTATTTTCTAAATAATTTTTAATAAGTGTGTTTAATTGTTCATTTTGATATTCTACATTATTAATTTCCAATGGATTCACAACTAAAGGAAAAAATTTACCAATATCAACTGTATAAATATCATAGTTATTATCTATACGTAAAATTTTTTGAGACAACCTTTTAGCTTCTTCTATACTTCCAGCAACACCTCTAACTTTAACACCCCATACATCGCATTTTTGAGGCATATTAGGTCCTACAATAGTTACTAAAGCAAATTTTTGACTTTGTAAAGGTGGGTCTTCAAATAAATAATCCAAAGTTTTTTCTTTTTTTTGTAAAGTCATTTTGTTACTTATTTGTAATAAATTATTATATATAAATTAACGCAAATCAAAATACGTTAATTTATATATAAAAAAATACATTATATATATATATATGTTTCATAGAATAACAAATCTTGATTTGTTAAATAAAATTTTAGAATTAGAAAATAAAATTGATATTATTTCTTTAAAAGGCTCAGAAAACAATATAGTATGTTGTGATTGTAAAGTAAATGAATTAATTATATATAAAGAAATAAAGGATTATTTTGAAGATAAATTTAGAGATATTTTAGAGAATATTAAACAAATAGAAAAAGATAAATTAAATAACGTTTTAGAAACTTATAAAAATGAAATCTTAACAAATTTTGAAACAATTATTTCAAAATTAGAAGTAATTAAAAATAATAATAATAATAATGATAAATTATATCAAAGTATAACAGATATCCACAATTTATTAACTGATAATAATATTACAGAAAATTATGATAAAATAAGTAATCAACTAAATACTATAGTTAATAAAATAGATCTTTTATATTATGAAAATGAAATAATAAAACACCAATTGTTATTAGAAGAAGAAATTAGAAAATGTGAACAAGAAATAGATATATTATCAAATATAATTAACAAAGTAATTTTATAATTAACAAAGTAATTTTATAATTAACAAAGTAATTTTATAACTTCTTTAATTTGTGGTCTAATACTGGGATTAGGATTTAACATTTTCCTTAATATATTATCATAATGTGTGAAAAAATTATTATTATTTTGTATAGCTTTTATATAATTTTTATAATTACAATCATTAATAGATGCTTGATACCATGGGTGACTATCATGTATTATAATATATAAAATAATACCACATGACCATATATCTACTTTTTCTGGATTATATTCTATTTCTAAAAATTCTTCTGGTGCTATATATGATAATGATCCATACATATGTTTATTTAAAATAACTGTATCTATATGGAGCGAATCGTGAAATATTTTTGAATGACCAAAATCTATAATTTGAATTTTGTTATTTAGTGTATCTATAATAATATTTTCCAATTTTAAATCCATATGTGCAATACCTAAATTATGCATGTACAATAATCCTTCTATAAGCTGTTTAAAATAATATAATTTTTTTTCAATAGATGGTGACATAGTTTGTATATAATCTAAAAAATCAATTCCATTACAATGTTCAAAAACTATTGCATTTTTATATAAATCTATATCTAAAGTTTTAATTATATATTCATGATTTAATAATGTTCCTATCGTATATTCATTTAATGCTAGTTTTTTAAATAATTTATCTTTATAATTTTTATCATATTTCTTTTTATATATATCTTGATAATTTAAATATTTAACAACAAATAACTCGTTACATTTATGATTATCTTTACATTTATTATGATTATCTTTACATTTATATAACTTAACTGTACCATATCCTCCTTTTCCTAAACATTTAATGTATTTTGCATTATGTAAATGATATTTTAAGTTAAACTTATAATAATACATTAATATTAAAATTAAAAAAAAAATAAAATGAATTAAAAAAAAATAATGTTTTTTTTTAATTAGTATTAATGGATGTTGTTTTGTCTGAAACAAATGTAATGAAAAGAAAATTAAAAAGTTTAACTGAAAGAATACTATTTATCGATTCGTATTTGATTTATGATAAATCTAATTCTGTCGAGGCTGTTAAATGTCAAATTTTAGGTTCTCGAAATTTTTTATACGAATTAAAAATTTGGAAAGACGATAATTCTAATATACATTGTAATTGTTCTTGTCCAGATAGCTCTTTAAGAAAAAATAAATGTAAACATATTTATTGGTTTGGTACTCAAAAATTTGGATTCATGGATTCTAAATATTGGACTGAAGAATTATATGATGATTTTATTTATAAAAATTGGTTAATAGATTACAGCAATAATTCTAGAGAAATAAATAAAGATTGCCCTATATGTTTAGAAAAAATAAATTATAGTAATGAAAAAACAATAAGATGTAGATCAAAATGTAATAATTCAGTACACGCTATTTGTTGGAACAGATATCATTATATATCTGGTAAAACCCAATGTGTTTTTTGTAGAAATGAATTAACTAATACTATACCAATTTAAAAGTTACTATTTCTTTATTTTTAGATTTTCTAGAAGACTTTTAACATCATCTAACTCAGTTTCTACAAATTCTATAAAACTATTATAATCATCTTTATTCTGTCTTCTATTGATGTTTTCTTTTAATATTTTAATTGATTGTTTCACTTTTTCATTATCTTCATCTTTTTCATCTTTATTTTCCTCTTTATCTTTATTATCTTTATTATTGCTAAAGATTTTATTAATATCATCTATATTATAAATACGTTTTCCACCATTAGGACGTAAACATCTAATTTTACCAGCTTCTGACCATCTTCTTAATGTTCCAGATGTAATATCATATTGTTTTGTAATCTTATTTGGAGAAATATAATTTTCGTTATCCATTTTATTATTCCCTATATAAAAATTTTTAAAGAATAACGCGCATTGGTCGTCTTAAATAATATAATTCCATTTTATAAAAAACTATTTAAAGACAATTTATTTTAAAAAAGTACTTTTTATACTTTTTATAGAAAATTAAATATTTTATTCTTTTTAAACAAAAAATATATTTTATTTAAAAAAGAATAAAAAAATAATTAAAACGTTTTATTCGCAATTTCCATTTTTTTTTTTTCTTTGCTTAAGTTATAACAATACGTTATAAAAATGGATCCTACCCAATTAAAAGCTATTTATGATCAAACGCAATATCTTGCTGATAATATAGCAAAAGTTGATGTTAATTTATTAAAATCAAATGCAGCTCAAACTCATTCACTTTCAAACGAAACCAATAATCTCAATAGAGATATGTTGAAAGGTTTTGACGCAACACAAATAGAAAATTTAAAATCACAAGCTGCTCAAAATCATTTACTTTCCAACGAACATAATAATATCAATAGAGATATGTTGAAAGGCTTTGACGCAACACAAATAGAATATTTAAAATCACAATCAGCTCAAAATAAATATCTTGCTGATAATATAGCAAAAGTTGACAGTGACTTGTTAAAAAGTCAAGCTTATCAAAATGTAGAATCATTGAAATCTGGTTACGCACAAACAAAAGATATATTGGATACACAAGATAGATCACAATATGCCAACGAAAATAGACAAAATCGAAATTTCCAATTGTTAAATGATAATATTAAAGATCAAGGAGGATCTGTTAGAGATACTATTTATAGAACTTCAGCAATGTTAAATGATGCTGTAGGCAAGGGAGCATCTGATAATCTTTTAGCCACTGAACGTATAGGTGCTCATGTTGATGATAATATTTATAGAACAGCAGCCGGAACTGATCAAAATATATATAGAAGTCAAACCTCTATAAATGATGCAGTAACTCAATCACGTATTGAAGCACAAAAAAATACAAATGAACTTATTGGATATTTTAGAAACAACAATGATAATAATTGGTCAAATTTTGGAAATCTTACAAAAGATATTTACCAAGGAAAAGCTGAATCAATTTTATCTAATACAAATCAATATGCAAATCTTGCTAAACAAGCAAGTGACAACACAGCTGCTATTCAAATTGAAGCTTTAAAAAGTAAAGCTGATTTGTCTAAGCAAATGGCCTTTGAATATAGTTCACTTAAAGACAAGATTTCTGATTCAGAAGCAAGTATCAAAGCTGTATTGGCTACCCAAGAAGCTGATCGATTACGTGATGCTTTACGTTCTACAGAACATAAAGGTCTTTATTTTGAATTAAAAAATGGAAGACGTCATCGAAGACACCATCATTAGCAATCACCGCGGTCTAGTAATGTAGAAGATATTTCTTCTAAAAAGAAAATAAAAGACAGTAATAATGTGGAAGACCCCCAATTATCTAATGAAATGTTATTAGATCAGAGTAATAATATAAACAATGAAAAACAAATAGAATTAAAAGATATAAATTTAAAAGATATAAATTTAAAAGATATATCCACTAATGGTAGCGATAGTTCTACAAGTAGCGATAGTTCTACAAGTAGTAGTAGTAGCGATAGTAGTACAAGTGAAGACTCACCTGGACAACAAGGACCTCCAGGACCTCCCGGACCTCCTGGGCCACCCGGATCTCAAGGGCCACCTGGACAACAAGGGCCACCTGGACAACAAGGGCCACCTGGGCCACCTGGATCTCAAGGGCCACCTGGACAACAAGGTGATCAAGGACCTCCTGGGCCACCTGGATCTCAAGG